GCTCTAAAGTCCTCTTGCAAAATGTATATTCGGCAGTTTCAGCACTAGCACGATTAACATCCTTAGACATTCCGAGAACAGACAATGGAACGCCAAAAACCATTAATATCTCATCTCTGTTCATTTTTCTGCTTTCAATAAAATCCAAATCCTTTGGTGGTAATGTCATCGGCTTAAATTTAACTCCACCTTGTAACAAAGGAACTTCATATGAATTTTCATAACCCTGATATTTTGATTTAAATATCTTTGACAATCTTTTTTCTTGCTTACTGCTAATATTTCCATCTACTTCCAATATCCCAGTTGGTCTAGCATTGTTTTTTAATAAATTTTTATTTGACTGCATGATATAATCATCATTCTCTGCAGTTTGTCTAACTGCCTCAATCACACCAATGCCTCTGTCTGGATTCTTTGGATTGTAATTTTTCAAAAATAATACCTCCTCTTTTTTAAACTCTTTTTTATATGTTCCAATCTCATAAACATATCCTTCTAAATTTCCTTGATTATCTTTTTTAACTTTAAAAAATTCTGGTCGAGCAATAAAAATATTACTAGGATATTTATCATTCTCATTAGTCTTACTAAGTATCCACGGACTAGTTCCAAGCAAATCTCTATAAATCACACTTAACTGAATAAAATTATACTTAGTCATTTCTGGATTAACTCTATAAAGCAATTCCAATAATTCATGATCAACCAACTCTTCAACCTCATTATTATCCTTTAGTTTATACAGTTTGAATTCTATTTGAGCCAATCCCATACTTCGTCTAGCCACACATGCGTAAACCCATGACTTATAAAAGTCTAAAGCATCAGTCTTGGTAACAATCGAGGACATCACACCCGAATTAACAAAAAACGAATATGGCACAGCCTGTTTATTTGTTATTTGATTGTAAAATCTTTTTATAAAATTCATATCTCTTTTGGTAAATCACTTTTAACTTTTATTAAAATATCATCATATGTTATTATCTGCCCGTTATTAAAATTTATTTCAATTTCAGCATAATATCTTCCTTCTTCACTAAAATTATTTTGTTCAACACTATATTTGACTTCTCCATTACTTCCATCAATTACCTCCATATCACCTGTAAATGACAATATTTCTTCACCTGACTTTTGCACCTTAAAATAAATATTACTGACGGTATTTAAGCTAAGTGCATTGCCTTCGTAGTTTTGTAGTACAAAAAACAAATCAAATCCATTATCTCCTTTTATTATTTCAATATCAGTTCTCATGATTTTAGTTTTATAATAAACTTTCTTACTTTTTGCTTTAACGTGTAATATCTTTTTGTTACACTACTGTATATTTTATCCATTCCGTTCAACATTGTTCTGATGCTTGTGCTAACGCTAAAAGTAACCTGGTTAAATCCACATATTGTTAAATTCTTTACTCCCAATAATACAATTTCTATTGACCTATAAAATGTTTTAGTTTGTAAGATTTCTAAATTGTTATTAATATTTCCTTCTAATATCTGTTCGTGAGTTATAGGCATCCAAATACTTGTATCTGTCCACATCCTAAGTTGTGCATCTTTATCTCCTATTTGGGTTTTAGAAGTTCCCATTGCTCCGTCTACATAAACATTATCCGTTCTAAATCTAACTTGCCAATATTCTGAAAATGTAATTTTTATATAATAATCCGTGTTGTATTCAATAGCCACTGGATCATCAAGGAAAAATGGAATCCATCCTGTTGTCTGTCGATTAATGCCGATAAAAACTTTACTTGCAATAAGTACGTCATCTGAATATCTTCTAAGCTCTAGGGTAAAATCATAACTTCCACTCGTGCTATAAATGTTATACCAATCAATGCCAAAAAAATTATTAACAGTACCAGAATTAAATGACTGATACATCCATTGATTTCCATTAAAACCCCAGCTACTATCATGCGATGTGATCTCATAAAATGCCTCAACTGGACTATCGTATAAAATTTGAAAAGTCATATCCCTGCTTTGCAAATTACCGTTATAGTACAAACCACCTCCATCATAAACATCTCCATTGTAATAACCCATCTTTATTCCTGATGTCGGTATCTCGAAATAATACGTTCCAGCTTCAAGTTCTACAGGTATCGCAAATATCCACTCCAACCAACTATCCTGATGATGATATACATTCACTGTTTTTGTAGCCAGCAATGTATTTTTTTCAATACCGTCATACAAATTCACAACAACATTATTTCCAACATAATCACATTCCCACAATGCAATGCCTAATATCTTTGCAGGACTATCGAGCGTAAAAGTTTGTCCCAAAGGAACGGCTGTAAACTCTGAATTCTTCTGTGCTTGGCTTATTAATACTTCTTTCATATTTATTGCACTTCCAATTGGAATGTTAATTCAATCTTATCTCCAGTTGATAAAACTATCCCTGTAAAATCACCATGGATGAATAAGCTCCCAGCTGTATCATTGTTAAATAATCCTGCTTCAGTTATTGTCTTATCAGCTTCAGCAGTTACTGTTGCCACCCATTGCAAAACATCAGGAAGTGATTGACTTCTCACTGCCTCAACTCTATCCTCGCTCTCTTCTGCAAACAGGGCTATATCATCCTTAGTCAATGTTCCACTACCTGATCCCCACGCAATATATTCCGTATTAGTAGTAACTTGATTATCAATTTTATCAACAATCCATTCTTCACAAACCTGAGTTAATACAACTGCAAAATATATAAACTTGTTAAATAATTTTTGTATTCTATTGTTGATTACTTCTTCCATATATTTATTTGATAAAGAATTTATTAAACTTTGGTTTTTTATTTAAAATTGTTTCTTTTGACCATTTACCTTTTCTATATACCCTTGCTTTTATAATCGATCTGTTGGCAATCACAATCTTAATTTCTCCATTTACACTTCGTACAATTTTCAACAACATTATTAAGATTTTATTTTTAATCCAATTCATATTTATATCATTGATATTTTCGGAACTATTACCGAGTTTTCATAAAATGTAAAACATAATGCATCCCAGAAATCAGGACTAGCCACACCTCTCGCAATTAAATCATCCTTTGATTCCATTTGAATCTTTCCATCTCCACCACTTGCTATCTTCCATTTAATATCATCAACCTCTGCAAATTCTCTCCCATGAACTTTGCCACCCATTTCAGTTAACATTTTCCTTACCTTGAAATTTGCTTCAGCTTTAATATTGATATACATATTTGATCCATTTTCGCTTGGCTTATCATTTGCCCTACATTGATTTATATAAATATCATCTTCCAATAATCTATCAGCCACTCCAGCTCCAATCCCTACCACATCCACAAATACATCTGAATACTCAATTTTATCTTCTCTGCATATCAACTTAATCTCACTGGCAATATCCATTATATTTTTAGTTTTCAGCTTTCTTTTGATATATGCCACGGGTAAGCTAGTTTTTTTATCTATGCCCCTAATGACAAATACCGTCCAATTACCTCCCCTTGCCACGTCTACACCCAATTTCTTAGCCCCTGTCTTCAACTCTGGCACATCATTCAGATACATTCGCTCCTGTTCCTTTCCTGTCATTAATTTCCTAAATCCTCTTGGATCAACTTCATTCTCATCTGGAAATTTACATTTATATAAAATATCAGCTAACGGCATGGTTAAAGCTTTTTTCAAAAAAGCCTCTGTATATCGCCCTTCCTTTAATGCCTGATTCGAATCAATAAATACTTTAAAGTAATCTTTGTCTTTCCATGTCTTCTTAAAATGATTATTATGAAATGGATTACCAATTTTGATATAACATGACTTTTGTGTTTCATTGCCTATCTTTTGTTTTCCAGCAATCATTCTAAATATCGTTGCCTCAATCTCATCTGGTATCAAGGCACTTTCATCCTGAATAACTATTCTTCCCCCTTCTCCCATTACAGCTCTTACTCCTCGTTCTACACTTCTAGCTTCAACACTTAATGCAAATAATCCTCCACCATTCCTTAACACGATTCTATCTTTGCTAGCTTCTTGCCTTAACATGTCAATCTTATCTTTCTTCTCAAGCAACGAACTAAACATTGGACTATCATCAATATGCTCAATATAATATCTCATTATCTTTTTAGCCTGTTCTTTTTTTGGAGCAACAACTGGTATTAATTCTCCCTGAATACAACTAACCACTATACAAGCCAATGCTACAATTAATGATTTTCC